ATCCTTCAGATGCCGGATATCGCCGGCATCTTCGCCAACCCATTTTTTCTCCCCGCCGTTGACGGTATAGATATAGCCGTCCGGGCCCGATGGCCCGGGGATAACCTTCATGCGATCAGGCCGCAAGGCATAGAGCTCCTTGGGAGCCCGCCCGGGCGATGGCCGCACCGCCTCGATATAGGCATTGCCGGCGATCGAATAAAAGCCCATCAGCGATCCGAAAAATACCGGCCCGCTCTGCTGCGGATTCGGGCGCTTGAGCAGCGCGGCGAGCGGATTCATCTCATCTTCTTTCCATTGCCCGGCGACCAGCCGCTGAACGAACCATGGCGCCTGCTCGGCCGCGAGCAGCAGCTCGCGGATCGCCTTATAGACGATGATGTTCTTCTGATAGCCCTCCTGGGCGAATTTGTCATAGCGCCTTGGCGTCCAGACCGGCCGGCCGAGGCTTTGCATCGAGACAATCAGCTGCGTGGCCGAGGCCTTGGCCTGCCGGATCCCCGGGACCATGGCGCCCATGAAATTTCGGATGCTGCTCGCGATCGTCATTGGAGATTCTCGATCCAGCCGAACCAGCTGGCGGTCACCGATGCCGCTTTGTCGGTCGTGGCCCGCATCGCCACCACCACCCCTGGCTGAAAGGGCCCGGGCGATGTCAGCGACATGGTCGATGTATTGTCCTGCAGCGCGGCGATCCCATGCGGGAAGAATAGATTTTCATAGGTCTTGATATTGACATCGATCTGGGTCGCGACATATTCGACCAGCACATTCGCCGCGGCGGTGCCGCTGCTCGCGCCGGCGGCCAGATCGGAGACGATCAGCTGCTTGCCGCGCGGCACCATGCGCGCGCTCGATTCGCAGCGGATGCGGCCGGGGCGGATGATGGCATAGGTGAGGCCGCCGAAGCTCAGCGAGATCGTGCCAGCAGCGGCAAGCCCGGTTCCGGTGAAATAGCCATGCAGGCATTGCACGAAGCGGATATCGGTTGCCACGGTCGGCACCGGCGTCAGCCCATTGGTCGCGAGCTGCTCGACCTGCGGATCCAGATTGCCGTCGAGATAATGGATTTCGACCAGCCGAATGCCGGTGCCAGCCGGGTTATCATCGGCGCTGGTGCTTACCAGATTCATCTGGGTGCCGGCCATGGGCGGAATATGGAAAGTCGTGCCGGGCCAGATGATCTGATTGGTCACCGCCCCGCCGGTGACGCTCAGGCCGAATCCGCTGATCGCCTCGGCGCCCGGGATCTTGCCCTGGGCGATCAGGAGATTATAGGGGCCGTTGCGATTGAAGAAATCCTGGCTCATCAGAATACCCAGAGATTGATCGAGCTCGGATCGAGCGGATTGACAAAAGCCCCGCGTATCCAGATGCCGGCCGCCGGCCTCAAGGTGCGCAGGTCGTTCTCCCAGAATGTCGATTCATCGGTGCGATCGCGAAACCAATTGATGCCATCCGGGGAATATTCGACATAGACTGAGCCGCGCCCGAATGTGCCCCAGCAGAAGATCGTGCGCTGCGATCCGTCGACATTCAGCATCGCGCCGCTGTAGACCGTGTCGCCGGTCACCCCGAATTGCGCTATGAAGAGCTTAGTGGCCATTTCGCATCATCCCGGCGTCAATGCCGGGCCTTGCTGCGATTGCCTGGCGGATGATGCATCGAATCCCATGATGCCCTCCTGCTGTCAGAGCTGCCGGATCCGCGGCTCGCTTTGCTGCATGGCGCAAAGCTCATTGTAGCCATCCGCCGCGGCGTCGATCTGGTCATCCACTCCTCCCTCCTCGCCGGTGAAATTCTCCGCTTCATTCAGAAATGGCTTATTCCATGGCCCTTCCACCAGCGAGACATTTCCGGCTTGCGCTTGCGCCGAAAGCGGGCGGGCGCGGTTATATTTTTTTCCGGTGACCGGCCGGAAAATCACCGCATAGCCGGCGAGATCGCGAGCGATATCCTTTGCCTGCCATTTTCCCGCTTGCCCCGGATCCTGCGGAATCCGAATGGTCGTATCCTTGCCGTCGGCGGATGCGACATTCTTCATGATCTTGCGGACATTATGCTCGGATTGCTGGACGCGCACCACGTCCTCGATATAGAAGCGCCGATTCGCCGCCCGGCAGATCAGCAATCCGACCGTCCAATCGCCGCCGCCTGGCGTCGAGGCCAGATCCCAGGATCGAATGCGCTGGACGCCGCCTTCGGGAACCGCTGGCACAATATCGAAATCGGTGCGCGCGAAGACCTTCCCGGCGGTGGCCTTCGAATTCCAATTGCCCCCGAGCAATCGCGCTTTTTCGATTCTCGGCAGCGCCTTGAGCTTGGCGAGATAGCTCGGATCTTTGCTGAGAAGCGCCGGATTGTCCTCGATCGTGGCCGCGATGAAGGTCACCGATAGGATGTCATCGGGGCGAAATTTCTCCTTCGGAAATCGCTCGATCAGCTCGCGCTTGCTGGCGCCCCATTCAATTGCGTCATCGATGCGCACGAAATAGCGCAGCACCCCGGAGCGCTTAGCGATCGGATAGCCATCCTCGCCGATCCACCAATCGATGAATTCGCGCACCCAGGAATCCGGATCGGGATTGGTCGCGGCCCGCAGATAGGGCCGCACCCCGCAGGTGGATCGATTGCGTCCCAGCAGCGAAAAAAACTGATAGGCCGAGAATTGCACCAGCTCATCGAATTCGATCAGCGGATATTGCGCGCTCATGTGGTCTTGCACGCTCGTATCGTGTTCGAGATGCTGAAATTTGATGCGATTTTTATGCGGCGCGAAGATCCATTCGAGGGTCTCGAGCGGCCGGGCATTCAGCGCGCCATAGACTTCGTGCGATTCGGTCCAAAGACTCCCCTGATTCCGGATCTGCGGATAGGTGCGGCGAAAGATCACCGCGCCGAATCCCCGGACGGTGGTGATATGCCGCAGCGGCTCGAGGATGAGGCCGCGAGTTTTGCCGCTGCCGGCGCTCCCGCCATAGATGGCCACATCCGCTGCGGTCGCGAGGAATCGCTCTTGCTGCCCCGCCTGCGGGGCAATCCGAAGCTCAGGCGTCGTCTTTGGGCTTGCCGCGGGCATTGTCGGGTAGATAGACATGCACATGGGTCGCGGCCGGCGGCGGATGCTCGGGGTCGGCGCCCATCAGCACGCGGTCCTTGCGGCCCCAGTCGGCCGGCCGAACCCGGGCATTGTACTCGAGCGGGTTGCTGCGGTGGATTTCGCGCGCATTCAGAATGATCCGCTCAGCTTGCGCACGGCGAATTGCCTCTATGAACTCCACACAGATTTTCTGGTCGGCCTCTATATATTCGTGAACATCGTCGCCACCGTCGGCATTCATGCGTTCATGCGCGGCCGCAAGCTCGCCCTCGGCAATGGCCTGCCATTTGTACCACCATTGAGGCGTAAGGCCGGCGGCGCGCATCGCGTCTTCCACATAGTAGCCTTCGCGCGTGAAGCCGATTACTGCCTCCCGCAGATTCGGCCAATCCGGCTTGTCAAAAATGCGCGGGCGATGCGGCTTGCGAGTATAGAGTCCTCGCTTTTCGGGATGCGTTACTGATTCGCGCTTGCGTCGACTTTTTGCCATATAGGCGATCCTGGTGATGGATCACGACCTTGCCAGCGTCAGGTCATCCTGGAAACCGTTTTCCAGTCGATTCGGATATCGCATTTTTGCCGGTAAATTCCTGCCATCGCCTGATGGCGAGATCGATATAGAGGGGATCGATCTCCATCGCATAACATCGGCGGCCGGTTTGCTCGGCGGCAATGAGGGTCGTGCCGCTACCCAAAAATGGATCGTATACCGACTGTGCTTGCGAACATAGATCACGCAATGCCCACAGTGCCAGGTCGACCGGCATCACGGCCCGATGGATCTGCTGCAAGCTATTTTTTCCCTTCGGATTGATCCGCACAATGTTCGGCAGCGTTCCGTGAAATGAACCAAACGGAATGCTCCTGCTCGCGCCGCTTTTGCGATGGATAAACACAAACTCGAATGCATTGTTCATGACGTTCTGCTGCATTTGCGGTGCGCCGGTGCCCTTGTC